CAATTACGAAACAAATATACCTCTTTTTATATCTACGAATCAAACAAACAATTAACAGAATTATGAATTTACGAGAAAAAGTAAACGCTCTATTCGCAAAACACAATGTTAGCCTATCTGCTGAAGAAGTAGTTGAGGTGAAGCAAATGGTTGAGGCGATACTTGAGGACGGTACAAGCATCTATTCAGACAGCGACGTTTGGGCTGCAGGTGTTCGTGTATTCGGCAAAGACGCAGAAGGAAACGAAGTTGCGTTAATGGACGGAGAATACAAGACAGCAGAAAGCATCATCGTTGTAGTTGCTGACGGTGTTGTAACCGAATTGAAACCAATGGAAGAAGAAGCTCCAGAGGTTGAAGTAGTAATCGAAGAAGAACAAACTTCTGAGGTTGTTGCTGAGGAATCACTAAGCGCAGAAGTTGAAGGACTTTTGTCGTTAGTTGCAAAACTTGAAAGCGAACTTGCTGACATTAAGAAGGCAAACGCAGAACTTTCAAGCGAAGTAACAAAATTAAGCGCACAGCCTGCTGCGTCTTCTATCAAAGAAGTAAAACAGGCAAAACAAACACCTTCTAAGTCTTATTCAAAAATGACAGCTGAAGAACGTTATTTATTCAATCTTAAAAAATAAAAAAAAACACAAATAAAAAATGGCTACTACCACTTCATTAACCACAACCTTTGCAGGTCGTGAAGCAGCAGGATATATTCGCGCTGCATTCTTGAGTAACGAGTCTTTGGCTGCGGTTACTTTCAAAGAAAACATCGAGTACAAACAAGTTGTTCGCAAATTAGTTGATTCTATCACTTTTGCTAACGCTACTTGTGACTTCACTCCAACAGGAACTGTTACTCTTACTGAGCGTATCTTGGTTCTTGAAAAATTCCAAGTTCACAGACAACTTTGTAAGAAAGATTTCTTAGCAGATTGGGAAGCTAAGTCTGAGCAAGATGGATTCCTTCACGCTTCATTGACTGACGCTTTAATTGCTAACGTTATGGCAGGTGTTGCAGCAAACAACGAGCGTTTGATGTGGCAAGGTGTTAACGCAACAGCAGGTGAATACGCAGGTTTCGAGACTTTGTTCTTGGCTGACTCTGCTGTTCTTGACGTTGCTTCACCAGAGGCTATCACTTCTTCTAACGTAATCGAAGAAATGAACCGTCTTGTTTTAACACTTCCAACACGCGTTCGTCGTGCTACTGAGAAGCCTGTTATCGCGGTATCTTCTAACGTTGCTGAAGCGTTCAGAACTGCAATCTTAGGTCTTGGCGGTGGTTCTTACCTTTATCAAGGTGAAACTGTTAAGATGACTTGGCAGGGACAATACGACATTATCGAATGCCCAGGAATGAGCGACGACACAATGGCTATGTACCAAAAGTCAAACCTTTGGTTCGGAACAAACCTTCTTGACCAATGGAACAACGTAGCAGTTTTGGATATGTACCAATACGACTTGTCTGACAACGTACGTTTCGCAGCTTCTTTCTTCGCAGGTGTACAATACGGATTCGGTGACGAAATCGCGTTCTACCAATACACTGCATAATCTCAACCATTCTAACCCTTGCACAAGAGGTAGCGGCTTAAACACCGCTCCTCTTTTGTGCTAATAAAAAATTAATAATATGGCTTGTGAATTAAGTACAGGATTTACACTCGATTGCAAAGACGGAATCGGTGGTATCAAAAAAATTGTTTTGGTTGACAAAACAGAAGTAACGTCTTTCACTTTAGACGCTTCTGAAGTTGTAACTGCAATTAACGGCCCTGCAAGTGGTGATTTGTACACATACGAACTACCAACGCAAACAGGATCGTTTGAAGAAACAATCAACTTCAACCGCGATAACGGAACGGTATTTTATACGCAGACTGTGAACGTAATGTTGCAAAAATTATCAAGCGCAAAGCGTTTGGAATTGCAAAACGTTGCACAAGCACGTGTGATTGTTTTCGTTGAAGACACTAATGGAAATTGGTGGGCTGTTGGTTACGAGTACGGAGCAGACCTTTCAACTGGAACTGCTGCAAGCGGAACAGTTTTGGGTGATATGAATGGCTACACTTTAGCGTTCACTCACGAAGCTGCAAAACGCGCTTACAAATTGAGCGACGCACCGAACAACATTCTTGACTAATCAAAAAACTTTTACACACATAGGGACAAAGCGTCCCTACGTGTTGTAATTTTAACGTAAAGGAAAAGGGGAATGGTATACCTAAACACAAACACAGCGAATCAATACGCGTGGCTTTCGTTAGACGAAGGACGGCAGTATTTCAACGTTGCCTTTACACATTATTTACTTGTCTTAACTTACGAAATGACGGGTGAACAATTAGCGCAAGTAGTAACCGTGATAAACGAGAACGAACGTGTGACAAAAATAAGACTTACAACCGTTGGTTTGACCGATGCAGGACGCTATCACTACGAAGTGTACGGACAAAACAGCTCAAGCAATATAGACCCAACCAACGCTTCCGTAGTTGGTTTGGTTGAAAAGGGTTTGATGATTTTACAAGACGGAACTATTTACTTTGACGTTTCAACACCTACGATTCCCGTAGACGTAATTTATACAGGTTCATAATATGAGTAATATACAAGCAATAAATCTTTCAGCTTACCAACCTGTTGAAGCGGTTGAAAAAGAGAATCGTAGCGGTTGGATTGATTATGGAAATAACAATTTATACCCACAGCACCTTCTGAATCTCTTTCACAATTCACCAATTCACAACGCGTTGGTGAACTCAATTTCTTATATGATTGAGGGACAAGGTACAGGAACAATTCTCGACAACGCATTGCAAGGTATCGCCTTCGACTTAAAACTTCAAGGCGCATTTGTTGCTGAAGTAATTTGGTCAATGGACTTCACTCGCGTTGTACAAATCAATCACCTTCCTTTCGAGAATTGTCGTTTAGCTTACGACAAAGAAGAAGACGATATTACAGGAATTTTCTACTCGAAAGATTGGGCGAATACAAGAAGCAAAAGAGGAAAGCCAGAGTTTATCCCTGCGTTCAATCCTTCAATAGCACAAGAGCAACCAAGACAAGTTATTTACGCGCACGGAATGAGTGCAGGAAGTGTTTATTATCCTAAACCCGACTATTTCGGAGCGTTGAATTACGTTGAGTTGTCTTATCAAATGGGACTTTACCACGTCAATAATATCTTAAACGGATTATTCCCTTCGTTCATTATTAACTTCTTAAACGGCATACCGCAGAAAGAAGAACGTGAAAGTATTCGTCGTGAGTGGGAAACACGTTTGAGTGGTGCAAGTAACGCAGGAAAGTTCTTAATGACCTTCAACGAAGATCCTGCACGCGCTCCACAAATCGAAGCGTTTCCACTTAGTGACGCGGACAAGCAATATCAGTTTTTATCAGAAGAAACAGCCAAACAAATTATGGTTGGACACCGCGTTGTTTCACCTTTGATTCACGGCATACGCGACACGACAGGATTCGGTTCGAACAAAGACGAAATGTTGGTAGGTTTAGAGATATTCAACAACCAAGTTATCAAACCTTATCAAAGAATTATCGAGCGTGTTTTCACTCCAATTTTAGGAGAAATAAATATCGAAATGAATTCGCCTTTTGACCCCGAAGTTGTCGTTGTTGAACCAACGGTTCAAACTGCTGAGTTAAAAAAAAAAGTAGTTGCTGCTGAAAACAAAATAAGCGCAGAAAATAGCGCGTTGTGGTTGGCTTATCTTAAAGAGAAAGCGGAATATATAAACGAAGAAGAATGGGAGTTGATTTCTGACGAAGAAGTAACTAATCCAGAAGGCGAAGAAAAATACCGCACGGAGTTTATGAGTGTTCGTGGTTATTCAAACCCCGACCAAAGAGATACGTTAGACACAGGACTTTATAAAGTACGTTACTACTACTCAAAGAATTTCACATATAAAGACGGAGAAATTGTAACGCGTGACTTTTGCCAAGAAATGGTTGCACTTTCAAAAATGGGTGCGTTATTCCGTTATGAAGATATTCAAGATATGAGCAACGCAGGTGTAAATGGAGAGTTCGCACCACAAGGGCAAAGTTCATATAATTTGTTCATTTTCAAGGGCGGTGTTTATTGCCGCCACGCGTGGTTTAGAAAAGTCTTTGTACGCAAAAGAGAGGGCGGACGTTTCCTTCCTAACGATGGATTGAATAACGACAAAGTTGTAACAGGTGCTGTTGCAAACGAACTATTCCCAAAAGGCGAAGAAGCGGTACGTCCTAACGATATGCCTAACAGAGCATCATTAAAATATAAATAAAAATTACAATGGCACTACAACCCGAAGTTCTTTTAATAGACGAAAACTACATCAAGAAATATACTTGGATTAACGGAAGCGTTGACCCATTGCTTATGTATCCTGCAATCTATTTATCGCAGGACAAGTACGCACAATTGTATTTAGGAACTGACCTTTACAATAAGATTAAAGAAGACGTTGTAAACGACGACGTTGAAGGCGCATATGCTACCCTTCTTGACAATTACTTGCGTAGAATGGTTATGTGGTGGACGATGTACGAAGTCTTGCCTCATT